TAACAAGTGAAAAAGATTTTTGTAAAAATAACCCAGAATTTATTTCAGGAAGAATTTAAAAATGATCAAAATTAAAAAAATTAAGGTTGCTCCCACAGATGTTTATGACATTTCGGTTCCGGAAACCAAATGTTTTTTTGCAGATAATATCTTGGTCCATAACTGCGAGATAACTCTACCCACACGACCATTAACGGACATTAACGACGAAAATGGTCGTATCAGTCTTTGTACGTTGTCAGCAATTAATTGGGGTTTAATTGATGATCCCAAAGACTTTGAAAAATATTGTACCCTAGCAGTTCGTGGTTTAGATAGTCTACTAAGCTACCAAAATTATCCTATCAAAGCGGCACAAATTGCTACTCGTGAATTTAGACCACTGGGTGTAGGTATTGTGAACTTTGCATATTGGCTAGCCAAGCATGACCTAAAATACAGTGATGATTCAGCATTAGATCTTGTAAATGAATACGCAGAAGCATGGAGTTATTATCTTATAAAAGCCAGCGCAGATTTAGCAGCCGAATTAGGCGCTTGCGAACTAAATGCCCAAACAAAATACGCACAGGGTATACTGCCAGTTGATACTTATAAGGACGAAGTGGATGAGTTGGTAACTGACAAATTACGTATGCCCTGGGAACAATTGCGAGCACAATTAAAAGCAACAGGTATACGCAATGCCACCTTAATGGCTATAATGCCAGCAGAAACCTCGGCACAGATCAGCAATAGCACAAATGGTGTTGAGCCGCCACGCAGCTATGTTAGTGTAAAACAAAGCAAGGATGGCGCACTGAAACAAGTTGTCCCCAAATTTCGACGTCTAAAGAACAAATATGAACTGTTGTGGGATCAAAAAAGCCCAGAGGGATATTTGAAAATTATGGCCGTATTGCAGAAATATATCGATCAAAGCATCAGTGTCAATACCAGCTACAATCCGCAATTCTATGAAGAAGAAAAGATCCCCATGAGCGAAATGCTGCGACACGTAATTATGTGTTACAAATATGGGTTAAAAACTCTCTATTATTTTAACACCTATGATGGCCAGGGAGAAGTAGACGTAAACAAAATGATCGCGTTAAAACAGGATGAAGTCAAGCAGGAGTCAGAAATCTGCGACAGTTGCGCCATTTAATTTGAGCTTTTCAATACAAACAATATATAATAAACTATCTTCTATACGGATCAATTATGACACATTCGGTATTTCCCTTAAACAAAAAGAAAAGCCATCTTGAAGCGTTGATGTTTTTAGACCCTAGTGGTCCAGTTGATATTCAGCGATATGAGGAACTCAAATATAAACAGTTCGAACGTTTGACTGAAAAACAAATAGGATTTTTTTGGCAACCAACTGAGGTCGACGTGTTGCGTGATGCAAAAGATTTTAAAGATCTTAATAAACATGAGCAACATATCTTTACAAGCAATCTCAAGCGTCAGATATTGCTAGATAGTGTACAGGGGCGCAGTCCTAACCTAGCATTCCTTCCGCTAGCCACTATTCCAGAACTAGAAACGTGGATGGAGATTTGGAGTTTTAACGAAACTATACACAGCAGAAGTTATACACACATTATACGTAATATCTATCCAGATCCTGGTAAGATATTTGATGAGTTAAAAGAGACCAAAGAAATAGTAGACTGTGCAGTAGACATCAGCAAGTATTATGATGACTTAATTGATTACAGTTTGTGGTATCGGCTGTTGGGTAAAGGCACACATACTATAACAAGTGGCAAAGACACAAAAACCATAGAAATAAAAGGTAGGGAACTAAAACGTAGATTGTGGTTAGCTATTAACAGTGTAAATGCGCTGGAGGGTATACGTTTTTATGTCAGCTTTGCTTGTAGCTGGGCATTTGCGGAGTTGAAAAAGATGGAGGGCAATGCAAAAATCATTAAACTGATTTGCCGTGACGAGAATCTACACTTGGCCAGCACACAGACCATGCTAAAACTATTGCCCAAAGATGATCCAGTATTTGAAAAAATTGCAGAGGAAACGCAGGCCGAATGTGAGGCAATGTTTATAGCAGCAGCCGAGCAGGAAAAGGCCTGGGCACGTTATTTGTTCCGTGATGGTAGTATGATTGGTCTCAACGAACAACTGCTATGCAATTATGTAGAGTTCATTACGAATAAACGTATGAATGCAGCTGGTCTTAAATCCCCATTCAAACCGCAAAGTGACCCCTTGCCCTGGACGGCAAAGTGGATCAGCGGCAGTGAGGTTCAAGTAGCGCCACAGGAAACTGAAATCAGCAGCTACATTATTGGTGGTACCAAGCAGGATATAACTGAAAATACTTTTAAAGGAATGAGTCTATGACATTAACAATTTACAGCAAGGCTAATTGTCCCTTTTGTGAGATGGCCAAAAAATACTTGCAAAGCAAAAACATTAACTATCAGGAACTACGTATTGATCAAGATGCAGATGCTAGACAGTTTTTGCTAAGTGAAGGGCATCGCAGTGTACCACAGCTATATCTAGATGGCAAATTATTTGTTCAGGGCGGTTACGATGGGTTAAAAGAATTAACCGAACAGCAATTAATGGATCGGTTGACACCACTATGCTAAAAGAAAAACAACAACTAGAAGGACAATTAACCAGTTTTAAGTTAATAACTGGTGAGGAAATTATAGCAAGATTAGATGAACAACGTGACAACCAATATGTCCTAAGTAGACCAGTTATTCTAGTACCCACGGAACGAGGCACTGCAATGGTGCCGTACCTTCTAACTGCCGATGTCACGGATGAGATCGTCTTGGATTTTAGCAAAGTTATAATGATTGCTGCTAGTAAAAAGGAACTGGAAGCAGGCTATATTCAATCCACCACAGGAATCAGCACAATAAATACTGGTATAGTGAGGTAATCATGTATGCCAGCAGTAGTACGACGCGGTGATATCAACAACGCAGCAGGCCCAGCAGCCAGCAATTTAGCCAATACTGTTATAATAAACGGTGTACCCTGCGCCGTCGTGGGCACTATTATTGCATCACACGAACCATTTGGCCCACCGCATCCGCCGCATGAAGCACCGGTCATTACCAGTGGTGTTAACACAGTGATCGTAGAAGGTAGAGTTATTGCTGTAATTGGCAGCAGCAATAGTTGCGGTCATACCATGGCTCAGGGTAGCCCAGATACTATAGCGGGATAATTATGCCTTGTTCAGCCACTACACCCAGCATACCTAACGTTAATTTTACGCCTGCGGTCATTCCCGCTGCACCTATCATAGCACCTGGTGTACCCAGTGACCCTGCGGCCGGTACTAAACCTGATGACGCAACCGCACCTGGTAGTCCAGCTAATATTTTGGCACCACTGACTTGTGACAAGTGGCCAGTAGACGGCTATGAAGGTCAGGATATTTATTATCAAAAGTTAAGTAACAATTTTACATTAGGTGATTTAACAATAGGAGGTGCACCAGGACCTAGGCGAATAGTTGGTGGTGCACTCAAACCCTACAAAGTAATAGCAATGCCCATGGCTGTAAGCGGAGGTCAACCCTGCCCGGTCACTGCGCAACAGGTTGCATGTCACCTAAGCATCTTGGCTACTAATCTTTTAGATCCCATAGATGAATATGTAAAAAGCCAGGGCTGGCGTTTAGAAATTAATAGTGGCTTTAGAAGTGGACCCAAGGAAGCTGACCATGGAATAGGTTTAGCAGCAGATTTAAATATTACGAGGAACAACGCAGTAATAACTGAAACGCAGCGCAGAGCGATGATGGAATGGATTCTAAGCAACTTAGGCACAAAGGTAAGACAAATATTGTTTGAAAAAACAGCATTGGCTAGTCCACTGGGCTGGATACATGTAAGTGCTACTACACCTAAAATGTCTGATCGTGGTGCTAGCAAAGTTGGTACACTTATTGGTCCCAGCTATACTTGGTTAAGCGGCTTACCAGGCACAAATGGATATACATTAATGACATGAGTTACACACCACTTAGTACTTACGCAAGCATAGGCCTAATGCAAAACCAGGGTTTAGATTTGTCATATATTACAAATCTTTCAGCTGCATATAATGCATCGCCAATCGTCGCATCTTTTAATAATTGCATAACATTAGCTGATGCAGCAGATGGTAACCCTACCACTCCAGGTCCCAACAAGACCTTGGTAATGACTATAGGAGCAGAATCTATTCCCGGTATGTTAGGTGTTATGCCTGGCGACCACGCGGGGGCATTGGGTGCCACTAATACATTAACAGGGTCAGCATTAAGCCAAGCTGGTAAAATATTTCCCAGCGGTGATATCAGCAGTTTTGTTCAAAACTTTGGCAAGAGTAGTGCAGCAGCCAGCAGCAGCAATGATCTTTTACAGGCTGCACAGGCACTGGCAAAGAAGGGCTGGAGTGAATTTGGTGGCGGTATTACAAAATTAAGCGACGTAGCTACCTGTGGCCTAGGGCGACTCAGTCAAGTATCTGGAACTGGTTTAAAAGAACTGGGTGAACAACTCAGTAAGTTGGGCAGTAGTGAGAATGTAGCAGAACTAACGGCCGCTAAAAATCAATTTGCATCAGACTATGCAGAATTTTCCGGCAAGATGGGTAATAGTGTTAACTCTGCAGTAAACTTTATACAAAAAGGTGCAGGGTCGGTGGGAGACTTGTCGGGTAAACTGGCAGCAGCAGGATTACCAGTTGATGAAAGATTAGCAGACTTTGCCAACAACCAATTTGCTGTCAGCAAGGTAACAGGCATCTTGGATAGTATTAACGTACCCAAGGACATAGAAAGTTTAAAAAGCAAGTTGGATGTTAATATTGATTTGCCCATAGGCAAAGCAAGTGATTTATTAGATCCCACTAAGGCTGTGCCACAGTTAAAAAACTTTCTTGATACAGAAGTATTTCAGCAGTTGCCAGGTGTATTAAATGGTATACCAGGCAGTGATGCCATACAGGACCCAGGCGTACTGGGGAAAGTTTTACAGCAATTGCGAGATGTTCCTAATTCAGCTGCATTAGATGCGTTACCTAACTTTGTACAGCCCAGTGACCTAGCAAATTTAGAAAGTTTCTTCCCCTCAATTGATGATGCTGATGCCGGAATTACCACGCAGGATCTAATAGGTGTAGTAGCTGGTGGGAAATTTGGTACGATACTAGCGGCAGCAAAAAAAGCTAACGATGAGATAGCTAATAGTCCACAAGCTCAAGTTATTGCTACTTTACTAAGTGAATTAGCAGCAGATTTGTCTATAGCTGGTGCTGGAGACTGGACTACTACTATTATGGATCCTACTCCGGGAAACAATCGCACCATAACAGATTACAAAACACTTATAGAAGCACAAATGACCAGTATTATTACCAGCGGCAATGGTTTGATGACGCAGTTAGCAGGTACACTGGGCGATGACTGGAGTGAGGGCGCAAGAAAGATCAGTAATCAGATTTCTGGCCTTAGTAAGATGAATATAGACCTAACACAGGTCAGCACAGGTAATAAAATGGCGCTGATTGGTTTTGGTCGAAGCCTGGGTGACCTAGCTAAACAGCCGGGAAATGAAGAAATTTTAGCTAATTTATGCGCAGATAATGAAGTTGGGCAAGCTATTAAACTTCACGTCATTGAGAAGCAAAATTTAGAGATTTTGCAAAAATTTGGTTTAAATCCACCCAATATCTTTCCTTTTCCTTGACATTTAACACCAGATCGCGTAATATTGCCGTATAGTTTATAGTAGTGCTTATCTTAGTCAAGCACAAGGTATATAAATTGCAACCTAAAGGAGAAAGCTAAAATGGAAAATGTAGCCGTTTTTCATAGTGACCAAGAAGCTTTGGTGAAACTTTCAAAAGGCCTAACCAAGGCTTTGGGGTTTTTAGTAGTGATGTCAGCATTGTTTATGGTCACTTCGGCCAAACTAAATGCATTAAGACATGTGGACGAGCCATCGTTTGCATCAGCAGCAGAAAAAACCAAACAGTTGGATTGTTTGGCGCGTAATGTATATTATGAAGCAGGCAATGAGCCGTTTGAAGGCAAAGTGTTGGTGGCGCAGGTAACTATACAACGAGTAGAAACTGGCAGATTTGCCAAAGATATTTGTGGGGTAGTAAATCAACGCAACGTCATCATGGAAAAAGTGGTATGCCAATTCAGTTGGTTATGTGATGGTACTGCTAAAATAAAACCGGTACATAATGCTGCCTACAAGGAAAGCGAAGATGTAGCCAAGCGTGTTTTATTTGAAAACTTCCGCATGCCCGGCTTTAAAGAAGCATTGTATTATCATGCCACATACGTAAATCCAAATTGGAATAGAGAACGTATTGGCACTGTGGGTCAACATATCTATTACAAATAAGGATTACCATGCATACTTTAAATGAATTCAGGCTTGCTGCTATTAAGTTTTTCACGGATCATTTCAAACGCATATCTGCTGATACGTTAGAATGGATGACAATCATTGTGTTACATAGTGCTACTGTGCCCAGCCTAGTAGCCTTAATGTCTGCATTATCTGACAGAACGCCGCCAGTTGATGTAGTATTGTTTATTTGGGGCGGACTGGTTTTGTTATTTTGCAGAGCTATACTTTTGAAAAACAGTGTAAACATTGTCACAAATGGATTCGGCTTTATTGTTCAAGCTGTGGCAATGGCTTTAATTTTGTTCAAGTAACAGCTAAGTAAATATTAGTAGCAGTCGCTACATATAGGAGCAAGTCAATGACCACTAAAAAACAAAAAGTTCAAGAAGAATTGCAAATTGATGTAGAAATTGACGATGATGATGAAAGCATAACAGATACTGATTATGTTTTTATTCTAAACAATGAAGGCAAAATCAAAGGTGTATTAATGCCATCAGAGGATGCATTTGAAGTACCCAAAAGTGTGAAGAAAATCTGCAAGTTATTGGGTTTGGACGACCCCAATAGCATGGGTATACATAGTATTCACTAATAGAATCAAGCAGTTAGCACTCCTTTATTTAGGTTGACTTTTGTCGTCAGTCGCGTATAATAGCGGTATAGTTAACAACAAGGAGCCAGCGATGCAAAACATTGAACAGTATCTGGAACATATCCGCAATGACTATGCTGCGTGGAATACTGGTGCTGGTGTAAATGAACTCAAACAGCAGATGATCGCTGAGTTCCGTGCAGGTGTTTGCGTTAAAGAAGGCAGCAAGTATATTAAAGTCTGCTACAACAATGGTGGCACGGTTCATAGCTTCATCGTCAAGAAAGATGCTGGCAAATTCCGTGCAGGCGACGTGCTCAAAGCTGCCAGCTATGCAGCACCGGCGCTGAACTTTGCGCGTGGCAACGTGATTGCTGGTGACTGGGCTAACGTGCGCTGGACTGGAGCCTAACATGAAACGCGGTACTCGAGTCAAGATTTTGAATCTCAGCGGGCATTTTGGTTCCATGGTGCGTAAGGAATTCCACGTTCTTGTGGTAGAACCTTTTGAAGGCAAAAAACTCAAGGCAGTGTTGTTTGATTACAATGATGCCAGAGCCTATGCAAAGTGGCTACGAACTACACTGGGAGGCCAGTAACCTATGAAAAACGCCAAACGACGGATGGTTCTAGAT